AGCTAACTGTGGAGATAGATACCCAACGTTCTTTGCTGAGATACTACAGACAGCTACCATGGGATATGCAGAGTACCTGGTATACGTACCAAACTATATCGTGTACGTCGACATACCGACAGGACGACACTACTGGTACAATGGAGATATGTTTGTCGCTGCTGTCAAGTCAATGTACATGCATAGAATAAAAGCACCAAGAGCAAAAGCAGAAGGAGTCAAGTTCCTGAAGACCTCTACTGTACATGGATATATCGGATGTGTTGATCAGATAGCAACACGTGAAGACATAGAGGACCAGTACCTGTATGTCATCCAACAACGTATGCTCGAACCCAAGATACCTGAAATCTATAAACAGGCTCCATTCCTTCCCGACCTATAGCTACGCTTTCTTGGCTCGTTTTCCCTGAGACTTTCTTCGGATGTTGGCTCGCTTCTTCGCTGGAGATATTTGTGATGCAGTCTTTGGAGTTTTGCTTGAGACTTTTTTGGTAGGTCTGCAATACTGTTTCTTGTTAGTCTTTGCACCACACGATTTTCCTGTACGTGTATCTACCCACTTCTCCTTTTCCCAACGTTTCAAGGATGTTCCGGCTTTTGTTTTGCGTACCTTTCCTTTACCCTTTCGACACTTGGCTATGGCCTGACTTGCACGTGCACTTGGGAACTTCTTGTAAGACTTCTTGACCTTCTTGTAACAGCTATCTTTTGCCACGTTTCTTCCTAGCGTAGATTGCTTTCTGTTGCTTGACTGCTTTCTTCTTTGTCATTGGTTTCTTGGTCTTTGTACCTGACACTTTGTAACCACTCTTGTACTTCTTTACTGGCATCCTTACTACCCTCCAGGGTGAACAAATACTCTATCCATAATAACACATAGTCCTTCTCTTTTATCTCAGCCAATGCACGAAAGAACCATATAAGAGACACAACCGACGGTTGGTTGCGTCCCTTCACCCATGCATACACACTGTTCTGATGGATGCCTGCACGTATAGCAATCTTCTTGAGCTCACCATGTGCAAGATGACTCTTTAAAAACTTCTTCAACATTGACCACGTCTTCCCTTCATATATTGCTTTATCTGCTCGATAAGAAAATGACCACAACATAACGTGTTCGCAAACTGCTTGTGATAAAAAACATGGTCCCACGATAAATCATACTTTTCGATAAGTTCACCAACAAAAGCCATCAACTTATCAAACCTAGGTTTAGGACAATGGTAGTCTTGGAAGTTACCAGTTACACAAAGTCCAATGCTGTCATAGTTTTCACCTTTAGTATGTGCACCACGTTTATTGATATGTCTTCCTGGAGCAATCGTCCCATCCTCAAGACATACAAAGTGATACCCAATACCACGCCAGCCACGTTCCTTATGCCAGCGGTCAATGTCTTCTACCGTTGTAGATACTGGACTTGCACTATGATGGATTATGATTCTACGTATGGTACGCTTACCCCTCGGCATCAAAGTCCTCGCGAATGTCCGCAGCCAACACGCCCAAGATTTTTAAAAGATCTTTTACAAGTTCTTCTTTTTCCTTTTGAGTAAAACCACCTTGAGCATAGTTAACCAGCTTGCCAATCAAAGCAAAAATCTGCACCCATGATGCAGGAGTTATATCAATCTTTGGCATTAGTATTCTCTGTAGCTGTAGCCACGAAAACCTTTCGCAGATGGTTTCTTCATACCGCCTTTGCGTACCTTTATTGTACTATAAGCTTTAGCTTCTTTCTTGTTTACTTTTCTACTGGTTTTTTTTCCGTACATGGTTCCTCCATATTTGTTAGACATATTATTTTTACAACCACAACCCATCTTATCTCCTTGTCTTCTTCTTTGCACCAGGTCTTTTTGTTTTCTTTCCACCAGGCCAAAGATCTTTGCAAGCCCAATAGCCTGCTGTAGTTGGATCTTTCTTCGATGAGCATTTGTGTCGTGCGCGAAATGATGACTTGGCAGAATCAGAATAGTTGTGCTCGTATCCTTTTGCTCCATACTTTATGAGCTTTTGTCTACCAGATTTACATCCAAGCACTACCTTCTTCTTCTTCCCGTAACCTGGTTCTCCTTTTCGTAAAGCTCTTGGAGAGTTACATTTCATGTTTTTTTTATTTATCTGCTTGGGCATCTTTTATATCTTTAACATCTGTTGATATATCATCTAGTTTTAATGATAGCTTTTCAATGTGTAGCTGGTACATGATTCGATCACCATCACACTTTTCCATCATAGTCTGTATTTGCTCAACATACAACTGAGAAATGTACCAAAGAGCAATACACGCCAATACTGTTGCACCACCCTGTCCCAATATTAAGCCAATCAGTTTCTCTTTATCCATGACAAACCTCATAAAAAAATGCCCCTCCCATTATTATGGGAGAGGACTTATAGTTTGATTATGCCCAGTAGCGAACTACGTAATAATCAGCAGAAGCAGGTTGTCCACCAAAGGTTACTGTAGTATTTCCACCTGAAGATGAGATTGCATATTCATCAAGATCAGAAGGAGAAGAGTTTACTTGCTTGAGCAAAAGACCATTACGATATACACAAACTCCAGCTTCCCATCCAGATGCAACTTCAGTAGAAAGATTGTATGCTACTGTAGATGCTTGGATTGTAAGCTGGTCAAGTTGAGGAGCAAAAGCAACCTTGGGAATAGTTACAGCTGAGTTACCAAGTTGTCCTGTTCCGATTCCTGCATCAGCAACCTTAAGACCACTTCCACCTTTTGCAAGAGTAGCACCATCAAGATCAACTGTAAGGTTGGAAACAGCAGCAGAACCATTGTATGCTGTCATAGAGATACCATCACCAGCACTCAAAGAATCAAGGTTTGCACCAAGAGCCTTGCCAGAAATAGTAGAGTTTGCAAGTTTTGCATTTGCGATTGCGTTATCAGCAATATACAATCCGTTTGTATCTTTTGTAAGACTACCACCAGATTCACTCTTTAGTTTAAGGTCCAGCTTTGAACTAGTAAACTGAAGACCAGGATTGGTAGCAAGATCAACAGCGATTACATCCGGATCTCCAGATGCATCAATAGTGATACCGTCTCCACCTTGGAAGGTGTCTGGTACTTGAGCATCTACATAAGTTTTGATTGCAGCAGCAGTAGCAATCTTAGATGCAGACGCTGAACTCGCAAGGTTAGTTTCAATGTCTGATGATAAAAGTTTAGCAAACGATACAGATGCATTTGCAAGTTTGTCTACGTTAATAATCGAGTTTACTAACTGGTCGCGAACAAGTTGAATAGCCATGGATTCTCCTATAAAGGCTGATACTCTGCAACTAACGTTGTGCCAGATACAGGTATAAATGTTGTTGTGAATGTTCGAGCATCGACGACAGTGATTTCCACCCCTGTTCTCTGTCTCACTCCATTGTAATATATCACCAAACTGTCTGTATTAAAGGCCTGAGCAGTAACGAATGTCTGTGTAACACCATTGATTTGTGTACTGACATCATCCGAAATACTACCTGTACCAAAAGCACCTGAGCTACTACCAAACGCGTCTACATTACTAGGGATTGTCATCACACTCTCCAGGTTATCTTGACTTCACGCACGTTGACTGTTCCTGTATCTGTCTTCACCCATACTTTCGTAGGCCAGGTATCTGCTACGTCAATCTCAATCTTGATTACACTACTTGTCATTGTTGCTGTTGTTATGCCAGCTGACAATCCAACTTGTGTATCTCCAATAATACACTTGTCTCCATCTGTGTCCTCAGTAACACGCACTGTCAAACTGTTGGCTCCACTCAAACTATCACCATATATCCACAATGCAGACAATGTCCCATTCAATGTAGGATACGCACGATACCCTCGCTGAGTAGGAAGCAAGTCAAAACCTACAAAGCTGGTTCCTACTTGCTGGTCATACGTCTCTAATAGTTTGTAGTGTTCCATGCTTATTCCTTTTTAGGCAACTTATTTTTTAATGTTCTATCTATATCACGTAGGATTCTTTCTTCCACTTGTTCTATAGGAACACTCTTCATTGGAGTCTGGCCCAAACGATATAATGTATACAATACATTTGGTGATAACTGCAACTCTCCTCTACCGATTGCCTTTGCATATGATGTAAAATCTTTGATTGTGATTGTCTTCGTTGGATCATTGGGATCTGTGATTGTTAAATCCTGACGAGAATATATGTTTGCTCGTGTAACTTCCTTTTGACCACGTGATTGTGCAGCTACCCATCCTCCCTTGTATGCGATTATATTAAACGCAGTAAGACCGATTACTCTATGAAATAAATAAGAACGATAACTTTCCAATCCCTTATCAGTTTTAGGAAAATCCCAATAATCACCTTGTGAACTCAAAGGTCTACCAACTGTTTTGTACGGTCGTTTTACCAATCCATACATTTTTACAAGCTCTGGCAATCTTCCTGCAGACTCTGCTTCAAGTATAAGTTCAGATGGAAATGGTATAGGTCTTCTACCCCAATCTACATTATATGATTCTAATGCCAATCCAAAAAAGGGATTACCTTCAATCGTTGTCTTTAATGCTTTTGTACCTGCCAACATAAAGGCAGCACTAATCTTCATTAATCTTTGTTCTGTTGTACGCACAAAAGGATCTTCTTCAAAACCACTTGCAATAACCAATGCACTTCTACACATCATATCAAACATGTCTACCTGTGGATTCATCATACCACCTGCATACAAGTCCACACCATCTACTGTTCCATTATATACATTAAAAAAACGTTTCTTAAGTTCATCTTGTTGGTCCACATAATGTTCTGACATTTGTCGATTCAATGCATTTTGAACTTGCAATACTTTAAATGGTATATTGTTTCCTGATGTTACTCCACGATAAAACGCATTAATAACTTCTGCACCCATTGTTCTCATAAATGGATAAAAGTATATTATAGGAACAATCTTTTGCTTTTCAAAAGATGAAAGAGAGTTGTAATCTAAAATAGAACGTCTTGCTTTTTCTGCTGCTTGTCCTACTGTTTCTCCATTTTCAAGAGCATCTATAAATACCAATCGTCTTTGTTGTGTATCTTGTAATCTACCTACCTCTGTAAATACATTACGCCTAGATGGAGATATATTGTCCCACATTCTTTTTCTAATACTACTAGGTATAAAACTTAACCAAGGTTTTCCATAACGAGAAGAACCATCTGGATTCAACTTTGTATCTACCAAAAATCTTGAAAACTGAGTATCATAAAAATCTGCATCAGCACGACTAAAGTTTATACCATACTCTTCTGTCAATGCTCGAAGTTCACCTGCTGTATAATCACGTACTGCTCCTCCAGGTTGAGCTTTTATGATTACTTCTTCAGCTGGTGCATACAAATACTTATTGCTATTTACTCCTGTACTAAATCCTATTCGACTTGCTAAGTTTTCTGCTACAACTTCTGTACCTCCTGTAAAAGCAGAACGTGTAAACTTAGTAAAAGTACTTGCTTTCATTGAAGAATCACCCAATGTAGTCAAGTATATTGCAGGAGCAGTAAAAGTATTTACACCAAAATACCGTAGAGCTAAGTCATATGCACCACCCAACATGTTTGATATAGCCCAACGTCTACCCATAGCCCATGCTTCTTTAAGAAAATACCCAATATAACTAAAAGTAAAAAGATCTGTTTGTTTGTAGTTAGCCAACTGATCAAAATACCTACTAAGTTGCGAAGAACTTGTGTTGTCGACCATATCTAATAACTGATTGATTTGCTTCTCTATGTCTGCACCATAGATGATTGCAAGATTCTTAGAGCCTATGTATCTAAATCTTGGAGACAACTCTGTCATTGCAGTAACAAGTGAATCACTATTTGCACCATACTGAGCAAAGTATTTATTTGTTGCTGCCAACTGCTGACTAAACAATCCATCAAAGATTCCATCAGTCTTTAATACAAGACCTCGAAGATAATCTATCTTCATATCTTGTACAATCTTAGGTAGATTTTTTTCAAGTTCAGCAATAATATTTATCTGTTCTTCTAAAGATGTTACCTTTCCCATCTCAGGAAAACCCATTTGTTCTGGAGATTGCCGCATTTCAAAAAATGTTTTATTTACCTCATCAATAACTTGTTGTGCTTTGTTTTCTATACGCGTAAAAGTATTGCTTTTAAAAATGTTATTGCTATATAAAGCTGTAATAAACTCATCCATATCTTTTACAATAGCACTTTCTGTTCGAATCATAGTTGTTAAGTATTGTTCAAAAAAAGCTTTTTGTACTTTTCTGCTACTATTTCTCCATAAGTCTTTTGCAAAACCATCAAACAAATATTCTTTTATTTGATGACTAAGAGTATTTATAGCTTCTTCTTTTAAAAGTCCTTCTTTGACTGCAAGATTTGTTGTTTCTCTTATTTTAAATGTAAGATCTTCTGCAATCGTTTTTGTATTATTAAATCCAGGGTTCAAAGAATGTACTCTATTTAAATCAATAAACATATCTGGAGATTCATCAATCAAACGATTGATTGACTGTTGCATATTTTTTATTCTTTGTATTTCAAACGAACGATTTAACAATGGAAGTGTATAGTATTCTGTTGGATTCAAAGGTTTCATTCCTGACAATCCAACCGTTTTTAAAAACTTATCTTTATTTCGTAACTCCTCAATCACTTTTTTAAAGTTCTCTACATTCAAAGGCAACACATTATCAGGTGTCCAAAAAGGCATCTGAGAATCTACACGTACCAAATCTTCTATATACTGATAATACCTTTCACCTATCTTTAATCTTGCTTCAGCAGTTTTCCCAGGACCTGAAGTAAAAAAATCATCCAATGCAGATTTCCACTGCTTAACACGCGCAGAAGTATTCAACACAACTTCCATATTTTGTTCAATAAAATCTATGTTATTCAATAAATCATCATAGGTATTGCCTATGTTCTGCTCACGCATAAACTCTTCTATATTTGCTTCACCATACTTTGTATTTAAAACTTTAAGTTGTTGAGTACGTTTTTGTGCTGGTGTAAAACCAGGATCAGTCAACCAAGAAATAGCTAGATCCTGACGAATAGTCTCCTCATCTATCTTTACTTTATATTGTTGTACACCCTCTTCTAAATCTTGTCGCAATACCTCATTAAATGTTTCTGTCTCTTTCCCAGGGTCTGCAAGACGTGCAGCCTCTTTATACCGATTTAATACTTGATCCATTGCTGCATTGTGCGCACGTTGAACATCATCTGAAAATCTTTGCAAAGTTGGAGGAAGAGGAGATGTAGGCGTACCAAAAAAACTTGAACGCATCTTTTTTAAACCATTCGATAACCTTGAACCCAGTTGATTTAATATAGGTTTTTCAGAAGCAATCAAACGCAACGCATTAACAAATCCTTTTCTTTGTATACGGAAAGAAGCTGGTGTGCTTCCTGTCTTTATTAAAGTCTGTCTAGGTGTTCCTGCAGGCATACGAGCCATTTGAGCAGTCATTGTTCCAGTCTTTAATCGAACACCATCTAACAACTCCAACGCTATATCAGCGGATACAGCCGAAGTTAAGTTTTGTAGTTGAGATTGTGTCAATGGTTTAGGTGCAAGAAGATCTATATCTTCAGGTATTTTCATTCCTGTTCTTTGTATTCTTTGTTTTATAGCATTCAAACTATCATTGTTTATTACAAACCGAACTTCATCACCAACTACACGAGGACTAAAGTTTAATAACTTTTGTATCTCATTTTTATATGTATCAAATGCAGGAGACTTATATGATTTCATTGGTACAGCTACATTTTGTGAAACATATATATAATCATCTGGAATGTTTCGTAAAAAGTTATCACGCATTACATCTGCAACTGAACCTCGAACAGATTCATACACATTTTTATATGTCCTCAGATTGGTAGGAATGCTATCCCAAACATTTGCATCATTTAGTTTTTTCCAAATCCTTCCAAGTTCAACAATCTCATCTGCCTTTAATGGTGCTTGAAAACTTTTTAATGTAAGGTCTTGACCTTTACGCCAATCTTTTTTTAATGATTGAGGCACATCATTTTCTACTGCCTTCCAAATATCTTCATTCATCCAACGAGCTTTATTAACATTACGATTAATAATCTTTGCATCTGTTTTAGATTTTTTTCCATAGTTAATAAAATCACGAACATCATCTGAAATCTGATTAACTCTACGTAATGCAATAATCTCTTCTCCTACTTCAGGTACTTGAGATAAACGTGTTTCAAAGTTTGTAATCTTTTGTTTTACCCTTGAAACAGGCAATGATTCTGCTCCTTCAAAAAATCCTTTTAAAAAAGTAGATTGAGGAATCTTTAGACGCTGTAGATTTATTGCTTCAGCACCAAGTCTTTCAGCAGTTTCTACAGCTGTTTTTAATGCTGCAACAGAACCTACAATGTCACCTGTTCTCTGTGCTGCTTTCTCTCGCAACGAAGAACGATTGATTACTCCACCTTGTTCTGCTATCTCTTTCTCTAACTTTTGTGTTGTCAATCCTTCATCTACTGATCGAAGTGCTGCATCAATCTCTGCTTTCTGTCCCTCGTATCGAATAGCTTCAATAGGATTATTGATTGCATTTCCTACCTTTTGTGCTTTTACTGACTGAGATGCACGTAATGGTTTAGATGCCAATCGTTGAGCCATCTTTATTTGTTTTGCTGCTTCAAATGGTACACCAACTGCTGTTATAGGTGCACCGATTTCTCCCATTAAACCTGTAAGAAAACTTCCTGTTGAACCTTGTGTAGCAATATTAAACAAACCATCATATTCTATATCCGGTGGATTTAACTGTGCCTGTTGCTGTGTGAAAACACCTTGATTCAATAAAAAGTTTGTAATAAACTGCATTCCAAGTTCATCACGTTTTGTCTTTTGATAGCCTGCACCTTTACGTGTAGATACTGGAGCACCTGTTAACATACTCACAACATCTTGTGCTTCTTTTATTATGGGTGCTACAGCAGCACTACCACTATTAACCAATGTCCGTATACCCCATTCAAACGGAGATTCTACTACAAGTGTTTTATCTTTATCTTGTATTTCATCTCTTTCAAAAGTTTCTCCCAAAGCACGTATCCCTGCTGAAAAAGGATCTTTTGCTTCTGGAAGAAACTTTCTTAATCTTTTTGTTTCTTCTGGTATACCTTTTGTTAATAAAACAGTAAAAGGATCTGAAGCAGAAACATCATATTTATTTAATAGTTCCGTAATACGTTCTTCTGATACACCACGTTTTCTTAAATCTTGTACCATGTTTCGACGTTGACGAGCTTCTTCCTGTTCTGTCTCTACTTTTGTTCTAGGAGTCTGAAGCACCTGTCGCTTCATCCCTTCACCCAGTAGTTCTAAAAAACCTGCCTTTCGTAACTCTCCAGTATCTATATCACGTACTAATCCTTTTACTGGATCTCGTACTCTACTCACAAAAGCAGAAGCAGGTATAGGCTCAATGTATTCTTTTGTTGCAAACCTTTGAGGATACAACTCACGCTCTATCTTTTCTGTAGCACGTTTAAACTGCTCAGATACATCCTCTTCTTTACCACTTAATGCATCCAGTTCTGCTTCACGTTTTGCCTGAGCAAACTTTGCTTTGCGTTCTAAATCAGGTTGTTCTAAAGTTAACTCTGCTGTTTGTGAACCAATCGGTCTTTCTATTTGTGTCTGTCTTTCCAAAGCTATATTCATTAATCCCATTATAGGACCAACTTGTTTACCGTATTCTGCTAAATCAATCTCTCCTGAAGAAAGAGCTTTCTGTAATCTTTCCAGCTCTGCTTTTGCTTCTTCTATTGTTTGTGGTGTAGCCATGTCACTTTACCTTTGGGGTTATAGCCTTTAATGCTTCGAGGTAGTCTGTGTTCTTTTGTCCATCTGAAAAGATAAGAGGATTAGATGCACGTTGCAATGCCATTGCTCTGCTATTGTATGCTGCCAATGCTCTCAACTGTTCTTCCGGTCTTCCTTCAAACTGTGTCTCTAATCTTGACAATACAGTATCATATGATTGTCCATCTACGTATGACTTTCTTCCTTTATCAAAAGTCTCATTAAACAATGATAATCCAAACTTTTCAGGTACACCAATGTTTCTAATATCATTGTCACTCTTTTCAGATAAATCATAAGCATTACGTTCTGTTGCAAAATACTTTTGTTGAGCAGGAGAGAACTGGCTTGGATCAAACTTCTGTGCTTTGGCAGGTTCAGCTATGTCTGCTGCTCTACTCTTTATTGCTTCAGGACTTTTCATTTGAGGACGCATACCTGCTATCTGTCCACGTTGCTGTAGTATATTCATCTGTCTTTTCAAAGCAAGCTCATCAAGCAATAACTGTTCTTCTTGAGTTACTGCCAATGGATCTGTAATCGCTATTTGTTGTAGCTGCCGATATGCATTCAAAGCATCTGGAGACATCTTTTCCAACTGCTCTAGTTCTTGTGCATCAATCTGAAAATCATCACGCAATGCATTAAACACTGGAGTAGCCGCTTCTCTTAATCCTTCATATGAAGTTCTATCTACACCTTCTGGCAGTTCTTCAGGTATAAACTCTTTTTCTATAAATCCAGGACGCTTAGGCCGATCACCCAATCGACTAGGAGCAAAACCTCTTCCTTTATTCTCTATATATTTTTGTCGTTCCTCTTCATACCTTTCGTTTACTTCTGATTCAGATATAGATGCAACATCACTTAATATACCTATTTTGTCTTTTGTTTCTTCAAGTAAACTTTCATAACCACCAAATATAAAATCTTTTACACGTTGTACTTCTGGATTTGAATCATCCAAACCTGTACGAAGTTTTATATCTCTTAATATTTGATACCCTACATCTGCTCTACGAAATGGAGATAGTTGAACTTTTGTTCCTGTATATCCAGATTGACCTCTCGGTCCTTCTTCCAATCCTTTTGAAACTTCTTCATATATTCTTTCAGATAATATATCTTCCATTTCTGTACGATTACCAGATTTTACTGCTGTAGCCAACTGATTTACTGCACTTGATAATCCTGTAGTATACATGTCATTTGCTAGTACACGAGTGTTTGCATGGTCTTGTGCTTGTAAATCTAGATTTGCACCAGCTTGACCTATTTGTGCGCGAGCCAGTTGTGATTCATATCTATCTCTTTTTCTATTATATGCTTCTTTACGTTTTCCTTCAAGATTATATCTATCTACTGCTGCTTGACCACGTGCATTACGCAACTTAATGGCTGCAACTTTCTTCGCAGATACTGTCTCACCTTTAATAATGTCTCGTCTCAACTTGCTTATATCTTTGACATAAGAATCAAAAGCCTTCTGCTCCATCTCCAAGATTTCAAGTGCAGCTTTACGCGCTTCTTGCTCAGACTGAAAAGCACTCAATGCTTCTTTGTAAGCCATCTCCATAGAACTTTTAATACGTTGTTGATTATCTTGTCGATAAGACTGAACAATCATCCTTGCTACTTCAAAAGACATTAGTATCCTCCTGCCAACATTGCTTGTATAAGTTGTTCATAAGTAAATCCCTGTAAAGGATTAAAAGGAACTTCCATACCTTCAACTGCCGTTACAGCATCTGCACCCAATATAGGTTTTTTCATACCTTCAACTGCTTGCATACCAGCTGATTTCCCAATACCCAACATGTTCTGTGTTCCTTGACTTGTTGCTTGGGCTGCACCTTTTAGATTATCTATTTGTTTGTCATACAACTCTTCTGCCAGTTTATGCTCTGCAGTTACTTCTGCTGCACCTGTAACCGCTTCTCCAATACCACCTACTAGTGATAGTGCAGCCTGACGTTCAAGGGCTTTGGCCTGGCGTTGTTGTTCCTCTAATCTTGCTTTCTCTTCTGCTTGTTGTTGAGCTACTTCTGCATCTCGTTGAGCCACTGCTTGTGATACCTGTGCTCTGGCCGCTTGTCCCGTATCAGCCATAGCTTGTTGTTGTCGAAACGCTGTACCTTGTCCAATGTCTGCAATGTTCTGTGCCGCACCAAACCTAGCCATAACCTCACGCTCTGCTGCTTGTACAGGAGTCATTGCTTGACTACGATATAACTCACGTTCACCTTGTGTCATACCCAAAGCATTGCGAGCCTGTAATCGCTCCAGCTCACGTAATCTCTTTTGTTGCTCAGGAGTCAACTTTAAGTCTTGTGCAGAACCAAACTGACTGGCTGCTCCAATCCCTCCTTTCAATAGTGCTTTACCTGCACCTGCCAATAATGCGAGTTCCAAACCTGTCATGTGTTGCTCCTACATGTAAAAACATTCAAGTGATACTGACCATGATACATTCTGACATTGCTCTGCTGTAGACTGGCCTGTCAATCCTATATTATAGCCTTTTATTTGTGATCCTATATCACGAAGTATAAAACCATTTGTAATATGTGTCCCATCTACCAACACATCTAATGTACTTGCATTAGGTTGTTCTGCTACTCTATGATCAACAGACACTCCTGCAATGATAGGACTATTTAATCCGACGTGTATATGTGTTGCTCCTGCTGTAGAACCATCCTTACGCGATTGATGAATCATATGCCACTGAAAAAATAAAGTACATGGTCTAAGTATATCAAAAGTTATATTCGTATAATGAATGTATTTACGAACCTTTGCATCTGACAATCCATCACTTATATACTGTGTACAATAAGATGTACGATTTAAAAAAGCACCATTGTTACGACCACCAAATGTACCTGAGATGTTCTCTACTGTATTGGTTGTTGTTGTATATCTACCTTGCATAAGATGATGCGTATTAATCCATTTGGCTCCTGTCTGCATATCCGAACCACCCAACTGTTGTTGTTTGTTCTTCATCGCATCCAAGTTACCTCGAACATCCTGAGCATTCAGCTGTTCTGCACTCCAGGTCTTAGGAAAAGTTATACTCATACTTCCTCCATCAAAAGATAAGCTATGTTGCTGTCTCCTATTGTTATCTCATGATTTGCAGGATAAGAACTACCACCCAATAACAACCATGTATTACTATTAGCTGTAGTATCATAGTTGTTTATTATCGGTCCTCTACAACGTAAACGTAATCCATAGATTGTATAGTTCTGATCTGCTTTATACCACCAACACCCATATCCTGTTCTGTCAGGAGGAAAATCATAACTTGTACTAGAACTGTGAGCTCGAACAAAAACATGATTAACAATAGTACATCCATATGTTTGTGAAGTAGGTTCACCTATTGTTACTCTATCAAAGTCTCCTTGATTCGGAACAGCATCCCAAGCACCACCACTTGATAGCTGCCACTCCAACCATACAGCCCAAGATAAAGCATTATATGTAGGTTGAACTGGAGTAGTAGCATTTCCTGTGATTTGATTTTCAAACTGCCAATATACACGAATAATCTTTCCACTATTAAATGCTTGTGTAAAGTTCCAGGTATGTACTGTAGTAGGAGCCACAGGACTTACAGTAGATGAGTTTCCTGTGATTGTTGTACTACTTGTTTCATCATCATCTGCCGCTGCAATCAATATAATCCCTGACTTTCCTGTTGTACCACTAAGATTAAATGATGGTTGCTCAATACCTTCATTGCGTACATTGTCTCCATCCATAGGAAATGCAGCATTAGCTTCTGTAAATACCTGATTCAACTCTGTACTTGTTAGCTGTTCTCCACGTTTGGGAGGATTACTGTTTGTTATTCTGCTCATCTCCATCTCCCTATAAACAAGTGTTGCATAGCCAATAAAGTAAACAAACACTTTGTATTCTCTGTGCTAGATTTAGATACTGAACGAGCTTGTATTGTAGCTTTATTGGGTGCTCCTGTCATAGGAAAATCACACACCATACGAAATGTTACAACAGGACTTGGAACCTTATACGCATTGCACACCTCTACTCCATCAAACAACAATCGTATACTTACACTCTTGGGATTATCTACATAATATGTATTGTTGTATATGTGAGATGAAAACTCCCAATGCATCATTCCATCTTTCATATTAGGTACATCAATCTCATCTACTGTAACCCAACCACCACTATATGTATTATAAGAAGGTCCTCGAAAATCTCCTACTGCTGCACCTGTAGCAGAATCTACAAACACATTCAAGTCTCCACGTCGAAACAAAGATATAGAATGAAACGCTCTATCTTGTACTGCTGCTTTACCAAACGCACCAGCTGGCATCATTGTTCGGTCAATGCCACCATTAAACGATGACTTGTACTCATTGTATCCACGATTAAACTCTTTGTAATCTACAATCGCATTGTCTCTTGGATATGCTTCAGTCCACTTCTTGCTCATAACTTCTTACCTTGTATGACTCGCATACCATTTCCTGTAAAGTCTATGGCATATCCTATCACATGTACATCAGCATTTGTCTCTATCTTCCACTGAAAATGAGAACATGCTGCACTATGAACATCATATCGAATCGTTGTTACCAAAGGTTCTTCCCAGTATGCACCACTATTAAGTATCACTTTATCATATACTACTTGGTCTTCAAAATCTGGGCGTTGCTGACGAAGGGCTTCTGTAAGCTCTTGACTGTTGTAGTTAAAGTCCATGTAATAACTCAACGATATATCTTGGTCCCCACCTGTAGCAATGAAAAGATACACACTATGTATCTTCTTCTTGGTAGATGGATCTCCCATATCCAACCAAGCACTACGCATTATCGAAGTCAACGGAGGATTGTCTGTCATTGTATCCTCTGTTATTGTTGCTCCTGCTGCACGTTTACGAGACAATACCATAATACCATGCTCATTGTTTGGAGAAACTGAACCGTCATTCATTCCAAACATAACGTCACCTGTAGAGGTTACAATCAATGGACCTGCTGGAATGTTCTCTCGGATTGACCATGCAAGTTTATCTGTATGATACACCAATCCCATATTATTTACAGGACTTCCATCTACAGGAAAATGCACAATGTATTCTCTTCTCTTTTTTGAATACACAGCCGATGCTTTACATATTGCATCTTTATTAATACGCTCAAAAGTATCACGTAAATGTGGAGTTACATTTTGAACATTGGGATGATCATTGTAATCCAAGTTTATATTGATACTGTAGATTCCATCATAGCTCAAGAACAAAACACCAAGTCCTTCTACACCTACGATAGTATTGGTTGCTCTTGTTCCTATATACCTTACCAAGTTGGTTGCATTAAAGTTAGGGTATGTTCCTCGAATGATGTCTATACTATACTCACGAAATGCTAACAGATTATTAAAATATGAAAACAATCCAGTAAGTCCACCACCTTCTCTATGTGAAAGAGTAATAAAGTTTAATGCTGCAAACTGGTCCGGCTTTGCAGGATGACTATAAAACAACGTCAAGTCATCATCACGACCACCATCTATAAATAAACAATCTTTGTAACTACCCAAGTATCTACATCCTATTGCAGGAAAAGGTATAGACTCTAACTCAGAATCTGCTTGGCTCCCCAAACCTGTATCTGGTATGTCATCAATAAAAAAATCATCTCCATTATTAGGTATCTCTGCAACAAAATAATATGTGTCACCATCTGCACCACCAGATGATGAAAAGTTCTTTGTACGATATATCCGTCTAGCAATCACATCATTATTACCTACTGGAATCTCTACTCCAATAGCATATCTACTTTGTGTTGATCCTCCTGATGAGTCCCATTGAGAGACATTGCTAGAAGAACTGAATGGTGATTCAGCACCTGCTGTATTTACAAACGTTACTTTGTACTTATACATGTTTGGTGCTGCAGCAGTAAGTATCCCCATTCCTTTATTTTGTTCTTCACTAAACTCTATAGAGATTTCATTTTTACCAGGAGATGATGCAGTCTTAAGTACTCCCCATGCAACAGGAGCAGATGGTGCTGCATCAAATCCCAATGGGTACTCTACCAAATAGTTGGATGTAGAATAGTCTGTAATCGGCCACAATCTTGATTTACTGGGCCTGTCATATCCATTGGCATAGATTATATATCTACCAAACTGGCAAAACTGTGTACCTATCTCAGATGAACGAGGAAGTGTTCTCCCTTCAGACAATACATTCTTTTTTAATACTCCATCAAAATCATTAAGCTGGTACAAAAAACCATTCTGCTCAAACAGTATTGAATCTTGTGCGCCTTGATGTCGCTGCACATAAAACATACTGTCTACACGATTGATTAAAAATGGATCAAAGTCATTGGCTGTACTGTCATATCTTTCATATCCCAAACGATTAGACCATCCACCTGTGTACTGATCAACTTGCCAGTTTACAAGTTCCTGTAATGTCTCTATCGGTTGAGGATAGTTTTCATGGACACCTTTCAGATTGTCTACTTTCGCATTGGTATCTTTCATGGGATTCTCTTTAATGGAGTAAACATCGGTACTGTATCAACACCGGATTCCTTCATAAATCCTTTTACAAATCTTCTAGGCTTTTGTGTCAAGAATCTCTGTTCCATCTTTACAACCTCACGCTCATACTTACGTCGATATATTCCTGCCAATGTAGGATTGTCATGCTTATTTAATACATCCATAAGGCATGCATATGCAAGTATGAGATGATGTGACTGAGGAAGTTCTGGTGTATCTGTGTCTTCTTGCAATCGCGCAGGTCGATACACATATCGTACAGATAGTTCAAAGTCTTCGGATTGACGAGGATACAAACGTAACTGTTGTGCATATCCCTCAAAATAACTGTACCTTTCTGTATCTAATACAAATGTTCCATCTTCAAATGCTGTCTGAGTAAACTCAATGTCAACATTACCACCACCACCAACATCTACTTTTTTTGCTTGATATATGCCTCTAAAGTTCGGTGTTGTAGCCGCATCATATATATATATCCGTCGTGCAAAAGGAATACGAGAAGCCAATACAGGTAAAGATACGCGCAACTCTTGTGCATCACCCAGCTGTAACTCTGATGAAAATGGAGACAAACCACTTTCCATCTCATACTTCTGACCACTAGAATCCCACTTTACATATGTTTGTGCAACACGAACACTACGAACACCTTTTCCAGCTGATGTTGCATTGGCACTAACACTCGGAGCAACTGTAGGAGAACGCATCGAAATGCTATCTTGTATAATCCAATAGTTGGGTATGTTTACTTCATCCAAAGGTAAGTTGTAGTATTCATCTTCATACCTGGTCAAAGGAATAAAACGCCCTACTGCTGACGGAGAGATTGAAGCAGAACGTCTTCCAACCTGGAGCAAACTTACACAATCCTGGGGAAGACGAATAAATCTTTGTTTAAACTTTATAGTCTTGGATGTAAACATTCCAAAACTTGCATCAATAAAAAACCGAGTCAAAGTCACTGGATCTCTGTACAATACATCATACTCCACTCCTTCAATCTCTACAATGTTACCTTCAATCCATTTAGGTAAATCACTTGTAGCATCAACGATTGTAAGTTTTGATACCGCACTCCATGCTCCTGATGCGGTACGTGTATCATCTGTGTATATACTTAACTTTACTTCCTTCTGTGCAAAAGTAAATGCTTTCTCAGCAAACAACATACGATAATGATGATTAATAATGTCATCTATCTGCTGTGTGTACTCACGATTTGTAGATGGATCGTAGTCAATGATGTTGGCAATGTATTGTCGAATGTCTTGTAGATTCATGAGTCACCTATAAAAAAGGGCTAGGCTAGACCGAATGGAATAACCTAGCCCAGCATTGTTGGAGAATGCCTAGAACTTGGGGAAAACGTATACTGTAGCAATATTCGATGTAGCAATAGAAACAGCAACCGCAAGAATACTTCTTTGTTGAGCAACTGTACCTGTAGTTGTACCTGTTCCATCACCCAAATCAGTTCGGAACTCAGGAGCAACTTCAGCACGACCTGCTGTTGATGAAGAAACAAGACGATCACCTTGTGCAACAGTAGATACAACATTTGCTGAAATCATTCCACGAATACATACGCGAACATTTTCACCAGCTGCAGCAGCAGCGATTGCTACTCCTACACCCAATGATGTGATTGCCGTTGTATTTAGTTTCTTTACAAACAAAATCTTATCGCTGTCAGCAGATTTACTCAAGTCAAGACAAACAAAGTCGCCTGCTGTGATTGCTTCTGACGCAATAAACACTTCTTCGATTCTACGATTTGATGCATTAACAGAAGAACCTGTAGTCTCTGATGCTTGATCAAGTCGTTGTAATAAGTTTTGAGTAGCCATGTTTCACCTCTTATGGATTAATAGTAGCAAATGCATTGATAAGGATACCATGTCCAGACAAGTTTGCAGTAGCAAGTTGTGTACGAGTCATGATGTTTGCGGCCATTGCTGCATATCCACTGATACGCTCAAACTCACCCATTTCAAAGTAAGCATCACGATCAAAGTACAATGACATAAGTTTTGAGTTCAAGAACATTGCATCAATAGTACCAACAGCAGCACCGTCAGTTTGATAATGATTACTAGTAGAAGTTCCAAAAGTAATGTCAACTCCACTCATATTCTGTGCAGGTTTTGTAAGATCAGTCTGTACAAATGTCCCTGCAAGATTAGGCTCAACATAAACCTTTGCACCATTGAACATAAGTCCAAGTTTACCAGCCATGTCACGTTGCTCTTGAATAGATGTGTAACGCTCTTGAGCAAACAAACTATTCTTGTAAAGCTCGTAGCATCGTGGTGACATAAGAATAATGTCTACTTCACCTTCTGGAGCATACACTTGAGAATCAATATACAACTTGCTCATTGCACGGAAAAGACGAACAGCATGATCAGTCTCATCAGGGAAAGCAGATGGGCAATCTACATATTGGTTTTGGAATGTATCTGTATATGTAGCCTTATCAAGCCCACCAACTAATCCTTCTTGAGAACCAAATGGTTGACATCCAAACCAACCGTTTGCTCCTTTTGGAGACAAGGTTTGAAGTTCGGAAAGAATAGTAGACTCGTTGTTTACAACTTGCTTACAGAACTCACGTTGCAACATACCCATTACAGACTTAAGACGAGCTTCTGCAATGTTGATTACAGCACGGTCACCTTTGTTGGATAGTTGTTCTTTCTCAGTGATTACTACAGGAGCAATAAAATCACACCAGTTGTATTCAGTCTGACGAAGAGGATCTTTAACTGCAAGATTTACAGACTCGTATCCACTAGACAGCTGAGTAATCATTGAATGTTCAGTCATAATAGCAGGACAGTTTACCTTGCTACCACCATCACTCTCGATAACTGCTCCGTGACTACGGATTGCATCAAGCAATGGAATGTTTTTAAATGTATTGTCTACCTCACGATCTTTCAAGATACGCAGGGTTGACGCTAGAATGTCGGGTTGGATTGCCATGTTAGGCTCCTACGTTAGGGTTTATTGTATCCATCGCCTCGTATCCTCGTGGGGGAGTTGCTTCAACGTGTCCTGTTTTCAGGGGAATCCACAATGCGACATGATTATTGTATAACATATTTATTTCTGTTGTTTAAGTAAATGTTGGTACAAGTCTGCTGCTCTCATTTTTTTAGCACCTTTGGGCACTGTTGCACCCTTGTTCTGGCCTACTCCTACTTTGAGTCCACTTGCTTTTGCAGCATTCTTAAATGCTAGTTTTTGTACTGCTTCTCGTTCTGATGCACTATGACTGCGTCTTCCCTTTACAATCCAGTACGCATCTTGTAGTGACAAAGATTCGTTATCAAGTAATGTTTGACGAACCTCTGTTTTCAATGCTTCATCTGTTTGTAAATCTGGATGATTGTTCATAAAAGACTGTACCTTAGTTTGTGCAGTTGCTTTCATCTGTTGCTCTGCCATCGGTTGTAATACCGATTGCAAACGTTCAGCCACAATCCTATTTACATATCGTTCAAATGAGGCTGTATCATACGGATCAAAATCACCTGTATCTTGTTGAGCCGCTTCTTGAATCGCTTTGTATGCAGCATTATCTTCCAGGTTCATCTTCATCGCTTGAAGATGCTGAGCCTGCTCTTGAAGTTCTTTACGTTCTGCAGCCAACTCTTGCGTCTTACGTGTGTAATCTGCACGAAGTTGCTGCATTGCTCTTTGACTATTTTCATCTGCTTGGTCAAACAACTTGTCCCAGGATTCTCCTTCTCGAAGTCCTTCTGGTTCTGGTGCTGGTTCACCACGTTGTTCTGCTTCATGACGAGCCAATAAAGCATCCACTCGTTTGTCATAATCATCCTTGTAGTTATCAATCGATGGTCGATCATTCGGTGTGACTTCTGGTTGTTCGGAGACTGCAGGAGTGTCCTCCGTAGGAGTCACGGTTTCAAGGTTTGCTGTATTATCGTTGTTCTCTTCTGACATTATACTCTCTGGGCAAATAGTTCTTCATCCGATATTTCCATACCACCCTCGGGCGCAGGGGCAGATTCCATAGTAACTTCTTCTGTAACTTCTTCTGTTTCACCTTGTGTCAGAAAGTCTTTTAAAGTTTGGTCTTTTACCAATCGTTTAATCAATGCTGCAAGTTTAGCCAAATCATTGTCTGATACAATCGCACTAAGTTCCATCTCTATAGGAACACCAGCTTGCTCTGCTACAGTCATGATTGCCATAAGCGCATTCATAAGTTCCTGTGGCATCATTGTCATATCTTCTGTGTATTGTGGCATAGGATTCATTTCACCAAACATAGGCATAATCTCATTGATTACATCTACAACAGCATTAAGCGCACGTGCTGAATACTGACCTTGAGGTGTCATGATTTCCATTCCTTGTTGTTGGGCCGCATCCATTCCGGCTCCGATTGCTTCTGCTTGCATCATCATTTCTTGTGGTATTGACATGTTATACTCCTATAGTAGTTGAGCAACTTGTTCAGGAGATCCAGGGACTCCTTGTTCAATCGTTGCCGTAGGGGAAGGTTGTTGTTGTGTTTGTGCTAAATCTTGTATTCCTTCAACTTGAGTCTCCAAAAAATCCTCTGGAAGGTCCAGTCTCCGCACGAGTTCTTGTAAAACTTTTTGTTGTGGAACACCCAGCTCTATTAAAGTACCGATTGCATTCAAAAAGTCTTGCTTCTTCACGGCCTCTGATACTGGTGTCGCTCCTGCATCTAAAGCGTAAAAACTAAAATCACCATCTAAATCATCTGCTCGTACAACCTGTGTCTTTCCATTTATAACAATCACGTCAGGATCATCTTCTAAAAAGATTTTCATCATACTTACATATACAGATGCTGCATACTCAATCATTGCATCACGTTCTCGCGCCAATCGCCCAATCTCACTGGAACTGTACGAAGCCAATGCTGTAATCTCTGTTGCCGTAGCACGTGTAGCTTCTCCTCTCGTGAAGGGAGCCATAATACTACCACGTTGGAAATCATCATTGACTTGACGTATATATGTTTCCAACTCAGGAGGAACACCTGTGTGAGGAACTGCCTGTATCGAGCCACTAAGATTCTGACTTGGACTAAGCTCTGCCTCAATGTACTCACCATCTGCACCCAATGCCAGCTTTGCCATATCCTCATCGGTAAACACACCCTTCTTTACAATCCATTGTCGTGCTGCTCTACGTACCATTGTAGACTGATATGTACGAATAATGTTGGTTTCTTCTACTTGCGAGTAGACTCTACGAAGTGCTGAATACCCACGCATAGGAATGTCAGGCTGACGAGAAAAGAATAAAGGGACCAAAGGAGCCAAAGGATTATTAGCCGCGTCAGTAAATGGTATCTGATCATACTTTTGTACCTCTGTATTCTCACCATCACCAATCTCAATCTCAACACCATCATACAACCACTTCTCACCATTTGCGTAGTCTGGACTCCACACATACATCTTGTTGTTCTCCAGGTCATAAAACTCTACAACCTGTATATACTCAAATGGACTATCTGGTTCTTGACCACTCTCATTCAATGCTGACAAGTTTACTGCATACGATGAGTTGTCATGACTATTATCATAATCTAAGAATCGAATCAGCTGATGTGCTGCATACTTTTTATTACCATACTTAGACTTGGCTTCCTGTAATGTCATGTGGTATCTGTGACCAACATACTTCTGCTCAGACCAGCTTGGTGCATCTGTATCTACAATCACATCCCATGCCGCAACCGCTGACACACCCACACGTTTAAATGGATCTGGATGCTGTGTCGCATACAGTTTTAAAAAAGCACATGGGTATATCAAAGCGAGTCGTGACACATCCTCTATCTGTGTTCGAACCTTATCAAGGAACGCATTGGATAGGGCCTGAACTTTCTGTGAATCCCCTCTTCCTCGTACATCACCCTTGACAATCACAGAAGGATTGCGTGCATACAACGATGCTATATAACCTTCGATGTATTCATACGCACGTGTTGTCTCAATCAAAACCTGATCAGGTGCGTAGTCCTTATCCCAATACCTGGTCATGTACGCAGAACGAAGTTTTCTCAACTCTGCCTTTTGCTCATCCCAATATGATTCGTGTTTACGAAACAACGCCTCTGCAATCTTTGCTTTCATTGTGCACTCCTATAAGGTAATCGCATCAATCTTATACGTTTTGCTCGTCGATTGCTAATCATTCTATCCATTAATCCCTGCTTTGCATTGCGAACCATATAACTTGGTATATCTCTTGCACACCTATATGCCAATGCCAATGAGTCAGCCAAGTCATCATGCAACCCATTAGGAGCCTCTGGTGCAACCTTATATATAGTCATACTACGCAACTCCATCAACGTAGTCATATCCAATCTCGATAACATGTCAGAAGAAATCATTTCACGCAAAATCTCATACGCCTCAATCTTACTCTTTGCACTCGTAACCCAATGCTTACCCTCTGTACTATACCAAAGATTAGTATACCCATAATCAATCAACTTCTGTATCACTACATGTCCGTGGTTGTTTGACTCACACAATACCATTGCTTCATTATACTTTTGTGCAATGTGCATTATCTTCTCAGAGAACTCTACAGGAGTAATCGTATTGCATCTATACTGATATACTACTTCACGGCTAGAACAAGACACAACGCAAATACAGCTATAATCCCCACCAACGCCACCTGCCACATCCACTCCAACTGCATATACGTCATCACTGTATACCTCCTTCTCGTATACTCGCTCATTACCATCAAAGATAATAGGCTCTATACGGTCCAACGCATCTGGATCAAAATAGGCAGAACTACCAAACGAGAAAGCATCATCTATCGATGCAGGGTACTCTCGCTTAAACTTGTCAATGCCAATGGTCGATACCTGTTCTCTACGCCACTGAATCTGATCGTCATCTAATCCATACAAGTTTATGAGCTTCTGTTCCTCTTCTGTATATATCATGTCGGTCGGTGCTGGAGTCCTGTAGTTCTGATGCTGCCACCACCAAAACGTTACCAATGTCCAACCATTGTCAGGAGCCTCCTTACACAGCTTATGAAATACATCACCCACTGTATTAGGAGTAGACTCTATTACAATCTGCCCCTTACCTACTGTCGCAACTACCTGTGCCAATACCTCTTCCTGATCTGGATAGAAAGCAAACTCGCTCAAATGCGCTGCGTTCAACGTAAATGAACGAGTTCCTCCACTAGATCTAGCAGTATACGACGATAGGCCAGCTTGCGTGTCATCAAAAATCAAATCCGTTGTGTTGTCTATCGAACAATGACGCTTCAACATCTCAGGCAATCCTGCAAGAAAGTTGTTGTCCATCTTCCTCAAGTGCTTCGCAGAACGATCATGGAAACTCAATACACCATACTTAATCGGATCCTTACTCGTATACACCTTCCAAAAGGCATAGGCCCTCAAAAGAGTACTCACACCAATCTGTCTCGGCTTCACAACAATAATCTTCTTACTGTTGCATATCTGCTGCAATAACTGTTCCTGTTCTGGATACAAGTCAAACTGTTTGTACGCACCACTATACTTGTCTTGCACGCGCAACAAACGAAAGAACTTTATCGGATCCGCTAACACATCCTGCAAATCCTTACGATGCCTTCTAGGAATCTTGTACGATATATACGGTACGCTCATTTATCCTCTACCAACTTCAAGATGTTCTTCATCTCACCATCATTCGCGTTCGTAAACTTACCCTTGACTCCCTTCTTATTACGAAACGTGTCAATCACATACTTGGCTGCATTTACCTTCGCACCATCATTCTGACCATTCTCCATTACAATCTGCAACGTCTTATACGCCTGGTCTAAAAGATTACGCTCTCGAACTTCTGTATCAAACAAAGGCTCATTATACCCTATTATCAATGCCTTGAAATCTGCCTTGGTCTTCCACTGCACCAACGTCTGACGAGCTACACCCACCTCATTCGCTATCTGCTTTAAACTCAAATACCCCTGCGCACATAACAACGCAGCCTTCTTATGCTTCTGTGTAATCTTCATTTTATAACCTACTTATCTGTATCTGGATCTCTGGCTCCTGATAATCTGCACAATACCATTTCTGTGCAAGAACCTCAACCACCTGACTGTCATCTTCCCAAACTCCTGATTGATTACAAGCATCCATCACCAGCTTTAAATAGTTGTCTACATCTGGCTTCGTTGTCTTTAACACCTTATCACCCTTACCCAAACTAACCGGACGCTTACACATAAACTTACAATATAAAGAAACCGGAACACCCTTACCAATCTGCTCTCCACGATTCTCTTCTATTTTTTTTGCAATAACATCTGTTGCCTCCTTCGTTTTTTTCGGAGTATAAGCTCTACCTGTCTTCGTAAATCTCGGTCTACCCTTCGCTACCGGATTCATTCTGACTATAAATGTTTGTATTTTTGTAGGTATCGTTCCTTTGGTCTCTTCCATGCCTGCTCCATAACCTGCGTACATTGTATACTCCTGCGTGATTATTCAAAATAAATATACCACTCAAAAAGCATCTGCAAAAATAGTATAACAAAAACATGTCCACAATGCCCTAAAACAATCAAAACCTTAAAAAGTCATCCAGATATTTTTTAGTCTCCCCAAATCTGGGCATGTCAACACTTTGGGGGGGTACCCCTACCGACTGAACAGATGATCAGTATTGAACAGTAGTAACTGAACAGATGAGCAGTGAACACTTGTACAGTAGTAGCTCCCAACCACTGAACACCTGTACAGTACTGAACACTTGTTCACCCTCCCTCGCTGCTGAACGCTGTTCACTACTGAACAGACGTACAGTACCTCGTACATTGTAACCTACTCGTCAGTAGATAAGTGAGTCATCGTCGAAGGGGGCAATAATCTACTCACTAGTAGAATAGTGTCTGCTAGTAATGGAGAAGGAGCATTTACCGAACAGTGTTCACCTTGCTCTTAGGTACCTTCCTGCATACTGAACAGTGTTTAGCAAC